CATCCAGGTACTCAGCGCGATTGGCGTAACCGTTCCCAGTGTAGATCGACATGGTTGGTTCAGGTGTTGAACGAGTTCAATCTACATCAGAAAAGCGTGAGTTGTGCCACATCATCGGACAGTTCAGGTTTTGGCATAAGGAGACTCCGTAACCGTTCCAAGTGTGATACCCTCCCATGATCCTTTGCCTCTTGACAAAAATCAACAGGTACACCATGCTCAGTATTAAAGAACCCATAAGAGTCTACAGGGCTCTTATATAATGCTTCGTTCTTATAAAAATAAACCCAGTTTTCGTCAATGAAGAATTTCAAAATGGATCATACTCCTTTATGCTTACGTGTACATTTTCATTACCTTCTAGTTCTAAAAGGTCTTTCCAGTTAATATCATGTACGTCTAGATCATCATAACAATCTATGTCTAGAGTGACAATGACTCTGCGCTTCTGCATTAACATAAGAACTCGATGTAATGTGTACTAGATTCTATCATGCATAATGGCGATATGCAAGATCTTGATAATCTTGCCCATCTCGTGCATAATCTTCGTCGAGATCTGATGTGCCTAGTTCGGCATATGTATCTTCGTCGAGACCTGCATAATCGTTGCTGTATGTATAGTCGAGATCGTAGTCGTCGTACATAACTCGTCGAGATAACTGTGTTTATTATAGCATAAGATCTCGACTAGATGCAAGTATTATGCAAGTCTCGTCGAGATTCTCATAAGAATATATAGGTCTTATGATATAGAAATGTTATATAACGCTAACATCATATGAGTGTCTCAACGCCTTGTGCCAGTTTTTTCGCCGTCCTGGGGCTTGACAAACTGCGCGTCTTATGATACGCTCGCCAAACTTGCATAAGAATCGGACATTTATAAGGATTTAAAGAAGTCTTAAAGGTCTTAAAGGTATTATAAGGATTTAAAGAGAATTCAACAAAATAGTTAATATTTATACATTAAAAACAATCTTCTCTTTCATATTTTTTCCACAGTTTCCACAATTTCCACAGATTTCACACAGTTTTCCACAAAGGTATTATATACAATAAAATAATCATTGTGTACTATAAATAAAAAGCGTTAACTACTATAACCATGAGTAGAGGAATCATCTATACCATCATTAACAAACAAAATGGATACAAGTACATAGGAAACACCACACTCCCAATGAACAAGGAGTGGGTATATCATATGGACAAGTCCAAACGAATGTCCGCTGAACCATTACATAAGGCATTCAGACAACATGGTACTCACAACTTTATGATTAAAGAACTGGATGAGTGTGATGAGAGTGAGTTTGAATCAAAAACAAACTATTGGATAGAGAAATACAATCCTGAGTATAATATAATCGTTAAAAAAGAGATCATAGAACCTGTAAAAGAAGTCATAAAAGAACCTAAACCAAAACAATCAAAAATAGAACCTTGGGGATCTTTAACTGATAAGAACAGAGGAAATGGTAAACACAGTGGAGTAAAGATACGTGGTAAAAACTTATCAACTGGAATCTGTACTGACTATGAGAATGCAAGAATGGCAGCACTCTCTCTTACAGGTGATCCAAATAAAAACGGGAATATCTTACTTGCAGCAAAAAAGGGTGGAACTGCATATGGACATAAGTGGCAACTGTTAGAAGAGAAATCTAAAAAGAAACCAATATTCGGTGTCAATAAGAAAACAGAACAAATAGAACTACGTTATGAATCAATTGCAGATGCTGTACGATCTATTTCACCTGATACTTCTTCCTCTGGACTCATTAAGAGTTTACGTAATCCTGGACGATTTAGCTGGAAAGGATGTTGGTGGTTCTACCTATGATAATATATCCATCCAGTGCAGATATACTTTGTTTCAGAAACTGGAGAAACACCACGATGTCGATAAGTCCATGTAGAAGGAAAAAAGAGTAATTTACCAGTTCTTGGTCTTATAATTGTACCATCACAGAATTCAGTATATCCTTTTTTGTATACATCATTCAAATACCAAATATAGGTAATATACCTTACTCCATTATCATTGATACAAAAATCATGATGCCAGTCATAATACTCATTTGGTTTTGTTCTTTGTATTTGATATCCACCATCAGATACAGATGGATAATTATGAGTAAGATAATTTAATGAACTACAGTGTTCAAAGTATTCATGAATATGCTTATTCAATGAATTATAAAAAACTCTGTCTTCTTTTTTCCAATCATCAAGATGAGAAATACCTAGGTCTGATGACTTTTTAATATCTTCATCAATACCATCAACAGTTATACCCTTATACTTTCGATCATCATTTTCGAACTTATCAATAACATATTGGCAAAATTCGGGGGAAAGAGTATTCTCTTTCGTCCATATTAAGGAATTCAATTTCATAAACTTTAGATCAACGGTTATAGTAGTCCATAATTTCTTTTCTCTTTTCGGGAGTTAATTGTTGGAGTTCTTTTTCAATTGTAGACCTTTGTTGCATTTTTTGCAAGGGACCGAGTGCTTTGAAGTCATCGATTCTCTTTCTTTCAGCATCAGTCAATCCTGATTTTGGTGGTTTTGTTTGTGATTGTGGTTGTGGTGGTGCAGTTGGTGCTTGTGTTGTTGTTTGAGATGTAGGTAATTTTGGTTGTGGTAAATTACTTCTCATATCTCTCATCAAAGGATTATCAGTCTGTGCGGTTCCTCTGGTTTGTTGACGTTGAGTATAAGTGGCAGCGAGTTTTGGATTCGCCTTTGCCCATTCTGCATTTGCGGCAGGTAATGGTGTAGATGTAGAAGATGGCATTGAAGACTTCATTGCTTCTACACCTTGTTGTGCCTTGATACCTGCATCAAGTTTAGATTGACCAAGTATTGCTTTTGCTCTTGGACTCATCAGTGCTTGTGCTTCTTTTGATGGTCCTGCCATGGTTGCTTTTGCGGCGGCACTGCGAAGATCCTCCAGCGATGCCGCTTCATTCATAAATTGTGAAAAAGTCTTTGGTGAGATCATTTTTTTACTTTTATTTAGAATTAAACAGTATAACGACCGACTTCACGATTGAAGAATCGTCTTAACTTTCTGAGTCTTGGATCTGAGAGTTTTTGTTGTGTGGTACGATAAGTGTCATCCTCGTACCTAGAAGACTCAATATCTTGTCTTGCCTTACTTTCGGTTTGTGTTTTCTTTTTTAATGGATCAATGTACTTTTCTCTGAATCCTGGTGGTGGAGGAGAAGGAATAATCGGCTTTGGTACCTTATAAGGTTGATAGGGTGATCCACCTGTGGATTGCTCTACAAACTGTGAGAATGTCTTCATTGCATCGTACCTACAAGAGTTTGAGTAATGGGATTCATTTTCGACATTCTGGATCCAGCGATCTTTTTATAAAGTTTTGCTCTCTTTTCTCTTCCTAGTACCTTGTCCTTTTCTCCCCGCATCACTGCTGCTGGATGACCAGTGACCTTGGATCCTGGTTCTACTCCAGATCTACGAAGTTTATCAGGAACATCCTTTAATGTTGCAACGAAATCTTTACCTCTTGCAACTAAGAAATCTGGATCATTCTTTGTGAAATCAGCACCTGATCCAACTTCAATATCTGCAACTGGTTTGGGAGTTCTTGTTCCTCCCATTTGTTTGCGAAGTTGTTTCAGGAAAAACGCTCTTCCTGCCGTTGGTCTTGCAACACTTTTGATATTACCAACTCCTTCACCTTCATATCCAGACTTATCGGGGACTTGTCTTTGTGCATAAGTTGCCTGATTCTTGTGCTTTGAAACTGTTGTGGTATAAAAAGAATCGGAATAATCTTTTGGACTACCCTTATTTGGTTCATAATCAAATGCGACTCTCTTTGGTTCGGTACTGTGTCCAGCATCATCCCATGAAGGTATAATTCTGGATTTGATGTCCTGTTTATTTGCCCTAAAGTTTGCTCTCTTGAATGCCGCAAGATCAGAGTTTATATCTTTGTAATCTCTTCTGGATTGTCGCCCAGCAGGAGGCCCTTTAGGTGCAACTGCTCTTGGAGTTGCAGTTCTTGCTGCTCTTGCTGCTGATGTAACTCTTCTTCCACCATCAGCAGTTCTTGCGACTCTACCTGCTCTTGATGCTGCCTTTCCTATACCTTTAAGTGCTAATCTTGCAAGTGCGCTTTCTTCAAGAAACTCCTGAAATGTTTTCATTCCCATTCTTCTTATCTTTTATATATTTATGAAATGGGTGTGCATAGTTTGTGTTAATATTCTTTAATCCAGGATTAACGGGACTCAGTTTGACATATAATTCACTGGGTTTATGTCCAAAATAAGATTGCAACCATGGACATAACCATACTTCTTCAAATAAAACCATGTCCAAATAGACAGTTCCCTCTGCATTTGTGGATTGAAATGTCAAAACAGTATCAGATTCTTCAAAATCCTCTGTATCAACAATAATGTGTATCTGATCACCAGGAACTGGTTTCCTCTTCATATCAATTTCAAAATAATCATCCATTACAAGTTCCGTACCATTACACAATGGTTCACCAACTGTGTTCAGATGATCATGATCAAATTCCCAGTGACCAGATTCAGTTTTATATGCAAGAATTTGAAGATTCATAATCAATCCCAACTCACATTTTCGACCATGACTCCTGGCATCACATAGGTATAAGGTTGTGTACCATTGTATCCACCAAACTTATACTCCCATTTATATTCAAACTTATTATGAGAATCCCATGTCACGAATCCTTTTTCTTTATCAAACCGTGATTTGATAGTCAAACTGAATCGGTTTGAATAAATGTTACGTGTCCTAAGAGCACCACCTTTTTCACGAGTCTCTACTACCGTGCAAAGGTCCTCTGAGAGGGTTCCTTGTGACTCAAGTACACAAGCGGTGTAATACTTAAATGCAGGGCCTGCAGAGGCAGGGAGGGCACTCAGAAGAAACAAAAAAGCAAGAAAGCGTTTCATTTCAGATTACGGAGTTCGGTTGCAATGGACAGCAGATCGTTTTTGTCGATGACGACCATGCCGTTATGAGTATTATACTGTGGAACGACCTCTAATGCAAGGGTCAGAGTGGCGGCGATCAGTTTTTCTTCTGTGTCTTCACCTGAGTTTCGTGCGTCCCAGATAGACTGCATCAATTTTTCTGCGTTTTCTTTCATATTAGTAAATATAAGATTTCCATTCTGAAACGTTTGACTTATAAAGTTTCAAAATGATTTTATTTTCCATTGGTCTTGGAGTTCTTTTCAACTTCATACCAGTTTGTTCAAGAAGTGTGTTTCCTTTTTTGGTATTGCAAGATGAACATGCCACAACCATATTTTCCCATGTATCTTGGCCACCACGGGACTTTGGAACTACGTGATCAATTGTTAATCTTTTTTGAGATCCACAATATTGGCATGTATGATCATCACGTTGATAGATCAATGCCCTGGTTGGTTTATGAAACATGATTTTGTGAAGTGGGATTTTAACGTAATCAATCAATCGAATCACTCTGGACGAAAGAACTTGTGCTTTTTCTTTCAAAAGTAAGACAACTGCTCGCTTCCAGTTTGTGAAGTTAATTGGTTCATAACTTGCATTCAAAACAAGAACCGTTTGATGTGGTACGAGTTGTAAGTGTTGCATCGACCTTTTGTAACTTACCCAGAGTATCTATTATAGCAGAAAACCCACCTTTTGGGTGGGTTGTGGGTCACTTGTTCATTTGAAGAGTAGGAACAGGCATCCCACCTTCAGTGGGGACATAGATGGTCACATTACCATTCTTGCTACCATCTTCCAGACCAGTGATATACAGATACTGA